AATTGAAAACACTTTGTTACCTTTATTTAAAAGAAAAATTCAGATAATTTTTCAAAAAAGTTTACTTGAAAAATATGAAGAACTAAAAAAAAATTTTGACAAATCAATCTAAATGGTTTATATTTTTATAAAAAAAAATAATGAAAACAATTCACAACACCCTAACGGATGAAATCAAAAGATTGGATGACTCAAAGGCTGAGAACTTAGTCGGTGTATCTAATTCTAATTGGAGGTATGTACCGAAAAAAGAATGGAAAGAAAAGGTACGTGATGTAAAAAAAACTGAACCTAAAAACCAAAAAAATGATACAGATAAAAATAACGGAAGAAGAAATAGTAAAAAATCCAAATGATAGTGATTTGGGAGCTTTGGTGAGAGAAAGATTTTATAAAGAAAAATACAGAATGACTGAATTAAATCAGGAACTTATCAATGACAAAACCATAAAAAAAGTTTTGAATAAATTAAGACAACCTTGTCATATAGATTTTATTTCAAACTTACTAAAAATCAACACCCTTCAAACTCGACTTTTTGTGGACTATCTTATTGACCACGATATGATTGTGGAAACACCATTAGCGTCGGGGTACTACACAACCAACAAAAAAATCTAGAAAAATGAATGTAATTGGAACAGAAATTACCGCAGAATATATTTGGTTAGATGGTTACAAACCAGAACCAAACCTTAGAAGTAAGGTTAAAATATTAAAAGAATGGAAAGGTCACAGATTTACAGCTGATTTTTACCCTGAATGGTCTTTTGATGGATCATCAACTCGACAAGCAGAAGGGCATTACTCAGACAGAGTTCTGAAACCTGTTAAGGTTTATAAAAATCCATTCCAACATGGAAACTATCATTTTTTTGTGTTGTGTGAAGTTTGGAATCCTGACGGTACACCACATGAAAGTAATGTTAGACACTTGTTACGAGACCATGATCAAATTTGGTATGGTTTCGAACAAGAATATACCATACTCCAAGATGGTAGACCGTTAGGTTTTCCCGTCAATGGTTATCCCAAACCACAAGGTACATACTACTGTGGGGTAGGGAGTAATCAAGTTCATGGTCGTCAGTTTGTTGAAGAACACTTGAATTTGTGTTTGAAAGCAGGATTAAATATCACTGGTATTAATGCAGAAGTATTATTGGGTCAGTGGGAGTTCCAAATTTTGGGTGAATCTTCTTTAGAAACGGCCGATGACTTGTGGATGGCAAGGTACATACTTCAGAGACTATCCGAAAAATATCGATATAACATAGAATTTCATCCAAAACCTGTAGAAGGAGATTGGAATGGTAGTGGGTTACATTGTAATTTCTCAAACCAAAAAATGAGAACGAGTGGTGGTGAACAATATTTTAAATCAATACTTAAGGCTTTTGAAATAAGACACGATCTACATATCGAAAATTATGGTTCTTCTAATGAACTTAGATTGACTGGTAAACATGAAACTCAGTCTATTGATAAGTTTAGTTGGGGAGTGTCAGACAGAGGGGCATCAATAAGAGTTCCGCTCAAAACCGCATCGGAATGGAAAGGTTATTTGGAAGACAGAAGACCCGCTTCAAATGCGGATCCATATAAAATTGTAAAAGTCATTTCAGAAACATTGAGTGCGTCTGAAACAATGATTGCAACTCATAAACTAATGTATGACGATGTAAATATAAATAATTTAAAGAATAAGTATTCAACACTATCAAATGATGATCTATTGTCTGAATATAAAAAGGATAATGAAACCGAAAGTCTTGAATATGATACCTGTGGGATTTGTGGTATTAAAACTAGACAACTTAAATCGGCACACATTGATACTCGTATAGGTTATGTTGAGGGAGCAGGGCAAAGTTGTGATGGATCATGTGGGACTTTCAAATAATATCAATATGGAAAAAAATGAAATGGTAAACCATCCCTCTCACTACGGAGGGATTGACAATCCTTATGAGGCAATTAAAGTAATTGAAGCTTGGGATTTGGACTTCCATCTTGGAAATACGGTCAAGTATATCTCAAGAGCTGGAAAGAAAAATGTAGACAAAGAACTTGAGGATCTCTTGAAAGCTAAGTGGTATTTGGATAGGAAAATAGAAAAAATTAGAAATCAATTTGATAATTAATTACAGTTACCATCAACTTGTAAAAGATAGGCGGCATCATTTTGGTAAAAATCTGAAAACCCTCTATACGAAGTAATATAAACCACAGTTGGAGACTGAAGTGGTTTGTTAAATCGCAATTTTATTGGGCTAGAGCTAGAAGGTGATGATCCACTTGGGTAGTCGGATACTACACCAATTTGACCTGGACTACCGTATGTAGGTACAACATTTCCCCATGGAAAGTTACTAGCGGATCCCCATATGTCATTTCTATCACGACTTCTCAATGCTAAGAACCCTTCGTTGTCGATTTCATTTTGTGTAAAACCACTCGTAAGACATGGTATGCCATAAGGATATAAACTATTTTTTTCACTAGTAGGAACCCATGTCCAAATATTATTCCCATTACAGTCATAGTAACAATTTGAATACACTGGATTTCCTATCGGGTTATTAAATGATTGGTTTCTCCAATATTGTTTTACTCTATCGCCATAACCAGTACCTGGCCTTAAACCATTTCCTACAAAGAGTGAATCACAAACTTTTGTCATGCCTGCCAGACCACCAAGAGATCCGTCATAATCCCACCAAATTTGAAATCTGTTTGGTCGCCAACCAACTGAAAAAGTGAAGTCTATATCACCTGTATTTGTTCCAATATCCAATGCGATACTTGATACCATAATAGAACTATCTTGTCGTAAAACTTCGATAGGATTGTTCCAATTCCAACATGAAGATGGTTGACAAACATTTGTTAAAATGTTTTGATTGTAAGGTGACGGTGTAATCCCTAAACAAGGTTTACAAGTTGTGTCAGTTCCACATGGAAATACATTTGCACAAGTGCTACATTGATTTCCTCCTGAAAACATAAAGTTATTATCTACAGACCACGCATTTGAATCAAATGCTACTAAAGTCGGAGTTGTAGAAATTCTGTAACAATTTTTAATACCCCTCCTATTTATTGGTGTGTTTGTATTTCCTGTCCAAACAAGGACCATTGAACTGTATGGCGGAGAGGTAAGATCTATGTCACAAGAAAAATTCAGTGGAATTTTCTCATAAGTTTCTTGTGATGGACAACATGCTTGTAAATCACATAAATAGGTAATACAACTCATATTTATTAATTAATATTGATTATCTTTTAAGAAATTTTATTCCGTAACTATTATTAAAAATAAAATCAAAATTTACATAAGTAGGGCAACTAGTATTCGTAGGTGTAATATTTAATTCATATTTACTTGAAACCAATGATATTGAGGTTATTTGAAAAGTTCTCTGTTTAGAGGTTGAGGGATCGAAAATATTTATTCTATCACCATTCACCAATGAATTTAATAAAGATGAGACATTTCCTTGTAAAGATATTGGGTTAATAATTAGTTTTCTCACATCACACGAATTAGTAGATGGTAAATTACTTAAAGTTTTAGTGGTAAAGGAATTTTGGGGACTTGTAGTGGACCATATCCAATAATATGACGGAAACGGTGTTGGTGTTGGTGTGGGGGTTGTTGTTGGTGAAGGTGTTGGATTTAAACAAATACCACACCCTGTTGTGATATATTCAGTAATATAACCATTATTGTTTGGATATTGATAACTCTTTAGAATTTGACTTGTGTCAATTCCCTGAATTATAGTGGGAGGTATAAATACATCTAAATACAAACAACAATCTGTCAGACCTAAATTATCAACGGTGTAATTGTTTTCTACCCAACTATAGTTGTCATTCATTATTGTGCCTGTGTATACGATGTTTCCGGTACAACAATCTCTCAATACCACACAACTTTCACTAGCGAACCCGATATTACTACAACCACAAGATGAACCGATTAGTTCTGGACTATTTAAGAAATCAGAAGGTAGGTTGAATATTGGTATGTTTGGATTTACGATATAACCCCACTCACCAGTAGTAAAACCAGGAGGGATAGTATCTAATGGACTTGGAATATTAAGAGGATATGTAGTTGTAAAATTAGCACAATTATTGAATGTAAATTGTTCTGTGTAAAAAGTCCACCATTCAAATGGGTTTGCAGTACAAGCGGTGTAAGCAGGACCATAACCAAGAATATTTGAATTTGCGGAATTAATTGTGATTTGAACTGTTGTAAGTGTTGGGAAATTATTTCCACCACACAAT